TGCGCAGTTCTTCGATGGTCGAGGCCATCTCGCTCATTTTGCTCATTCGTTTTCGCTCCTTCCTTTGATTTGTTTTCTGCGGCGAGAATAGTGAGGTTTCTCGCCAGACGCTTGGACACAACGGAAATTGCGGTTAAGATGTCAATCAATTCCTCGTCCGTGCCGGATACCTGTCTTGTCTCATTCATTCGGGCTTCCTCCAATCTGAGGACTTATCGTTTTTCCCTGTCCTCACTACCCACTGGAAAAAAAGGAGCTCATCGTACAAAAAAACAGAAAAATAATTTTGCCCTCTGCCAAATCTCTCTGACGAGGGCAAAACCATGTGATTACTTGATGCCTAAGATGCGCTTGCGAAGCTGGTCAAGCACCTGCTTCTCGCGGTAGACAGCTTTGGACTTGTACCAATCGCCGCCGAACTCGCGCTGAAGGGTATCCGCGATTTCTGCCTTTGAGCTGCCCTCCATAATAAGCTCGCAGATGCGCTTGCCTTCAGGGTCGCGCTCCGCCAGCTCATCGAGAAGCTGCTCCAGCAGAAGCCTGTCCACAAGGACATCGGCAAAGCTGGCGGTCGGGTCCTCAAGCGCATCCTTGAGGCTAAACTCATCGCCGTCACCGTTTTCCATCGGTGCGTCGAGAGAGATGGTATTTCCGGCTGCGCGGTATTCGCAGGTGGCGCAGTCACCGTCGCATACCCACAGCTTGGACTTGGTACACATACACTGACCATTTTTCTGCGCTTCCTTCTGTAAGCGCCAGATGGGACGGTAGTATTCGCGGTAGACTTCTTCCGTTACCGGCACCCATGTTTTGGTGCTGCGGATGTAGATTTTGCGTTGCTTTTCGTTGCTGTTCATAATATTTCCTCCGTTTTTTTGGGAACGGAGGAAAAGTCATGGTCAGCTGCAAAAAGGCAATAGGATACCCACCGCAGTCCTGACGGAGATTTTCTCCGTTCGGGTCTGCAGCTTCCCGCTCAAAAGGCAGCTGTTGTTATTCAGTTATCCCGTCAACTGCTGTTGAGCCACCGGAGATCAATCGGTGCAGTAATTGCGGGTATGAGCACCAGCTCACATCTACTATTTTATTGAAAAACCAAAATTGTACGAGGAAGTCGGACTTCCGGTTGAAAACCCTAAAAAGCCTGAAAATGGACAAAAAAATAAGGCTCTCATGTCGTGATGACACGAGAGCCTTGATATATTAGGTTGTTCTACCGGAAGTGGCACTTCCGGATTATTTTTAGCTTGCCGTATTTTTATTTCCGTTGCTGGGTAATTGCTGTGGAATTCCGGCATCACGTAGCTTCTCATTCCACATGAAGATGCTTTCCATGTGGTGGTTGTTGATGAGGTACCGATAAATGATATACTCCTCACGTCCGGTAAAAATATTATAACCAGCTTTACCGATGAGGTCATAGCTGAAATCAGGGTGGAGATTAAGACCAATACAAAGAGCAAGTACGCTCTGCAAAGACGGCTTTGTATCTTTTTTCTTTCTATAGTCCTGAATCATTCTGGCGCTGATTCCAGTCCGCTCCTCCATTTTTTCATTCGTATAGCCCCTACGATTTATATGATAATCGAGAGTGCCGTTGAACGAGGAAGGAATTTCGAAAAGGATGTCCGAGACACGCTTAGCTTCTTCGGAAATTGCAGTCATCTCGCGGGCACGCTTTACAACATCCTCATTTTTGCCTTCTTTCGGGTTGAACTTTGCTTCAACGAAACTTTTTGAGTCTGCATCTCTGCTGAGAAAACAAATGCGATAAAAGGAATCATCAAAACGGGTGCTTACTCTGGTATTACGGTCAAAGACTAAACAGCACTCATCAACATGTTCCAGCGCATAATCGGTCAGAGTAGCTTCGGTTCCTTCATCTTTATAAACATATTTCGAGTCGTTAATAACGACCAATCCACCCGCGTGAATAAAACGTCCAGCGCGGATGTCCTCAATTAGGTCGACATTAAAGAAACTCTCAACGATTGCGTTGTTTCTATCGATAATGAAAGTTTGACCTCGTTTAAGGGAACCTTTCTTAAACGAAAATGGAGGGTAATTAACGCCATCAACAAAGTTAAATACACCAGCAGCCTGATCAAAGCCAAGCTCAAATGCGCGGATCTTTGCCGCAGTAGTAGATACTTGGAAGAAATCAGCAAACTCACTAATAGCAAGTTCCATGATAAACCCTTCACGGAGCCCTTTGCCAAAACCTTTACGGAGCTTATTTAGTATGGCGCTGAGCTTTGCCTTTCCAGTTTTCTCCGGAATCAGTATTCTTGGCGCGATGGCATTTGCCTGCCATTCCATCCAAGATAGTTCATCTTCGAGCTGGTTAGGATTCTTTTGGTAGTCTTCAACGACCGCACAAGAGATTGCCTGATACTCAGGATGAAGTAGCTTTTGTAGTTCAAAAAACTTATAATGCTTGTCCCAATGAACGCACTCGTGAATGATGGTATTATTTCGAGATCCAATATTGCGCATAAATACAACATCCGGATTAACCAGAATAGTTCCAGCATGAATCTCTGTCGCTTGGACTTCTCGTTTCTCCGTACTTGCGTATGTATCGACCGTCGCTGTATTGAAATATGTTTGTCCGAAAATACCGTCAGGAAGCGGTGCATAGAATACCTTCAAGCCCATTTTTGAGATTATCTCGTTGATTGGCAGTGGCATTGGCTCTGCTAATGCTTGAGGACAGTATTTTTTAAGGAATTTTTCTGCGTGCTTATCGAGGTCTTTGGCATAAACGTAAGGAACCAGATATTTTGTGAGGGAGTCTTCAGCTTTGAATTTTTCGCTTGAGTATTCAGATATGTTGATGATTTGGAAACCGTGAAGTCCATCACGGAGCGTCGCAAAGCAAGAAACTGAAAACCATCTATCAATCATGTCGCTGTCGTAGTCTCGACGAGTTCGACCAGAAATCTCGATGTCCGCCTGAACTATGACTTGAAATGTAACGATGTCGTTATCGGATTCATGGAAGGTAATACTCATCACATGAAAATCGTCCAAATTGGTATAAGAGGGGTCTGCAATGGCAAATGAATGCAGATTCAGCCTGTCTTTATTTTGAAAAATGTATCCTCTCAGCCTGCGAAACAATTCGTCGTAATAAACATCACCGATATATTCGGCGAATGAACTATAACATTTTGCCAAAATGAGTCCTCCTTTTCTCCTTAGGTGACTTGTGTTTTATTATAGCACATATTCGGAGAAATTTCAATATATGTCGGTGCAAATTCCAGCGTTTTCGGAGATAAACTATTGTAACTTGCACAGTTCTGTGCTATAATATACACATCTCGACTTTGCGCGGGCTTTGAATGAATGCGAAAGGAGCTCACTATGGACGTCAGTTACAAAAAGTTATGGAAAGTACTGATAGATAAAGATATGAAGAAAAAGGACCTGCAGGTTGCCGCAGGCATCAGTTGGACCTCTGTTACTAAGCTCTCCAAGGGGGAAACTGTAAGCATGGAAGTGCTTATGAAAATTTGCAAAGCGCTGGATTGCAATATTGGCGACATAATGGACCTTGTACCAAAGGAGGAAGATAGTAGTGAATAGCGGTGAAGATATAATCGGTCATGCAAATCCACATACGATTAAGAAATTCGAATTAATCGAAAAATATGTTGAGGCATGGGCACATAAATTGCTTCAAAATCAATACTGCTCAGGGCTTGTTTTTATTGATTGTATGTCGAACAGCGGAGAATACGTTGATGATGGTGGTAAACCGGTGTTCGGAACCCCTGTTCGTGTGGCAAAGCACCTCCGAAATGTTGCAGGGCAGTATCCTAACAAGCAAATTGACCTGTATTTTAGCGACCTGTGTGATGCAAGAACTGAGCATTTAAAGGGGTTGATGCCGAATGAAAGCCGAAACTTTCATTTTCATATTACGACCGAGGACGGGAATGAACTGGCTAAGCGTTTAGGACAAACGATGTCAAGCAGCAGGCACTACCTTCTCGTTTACGACCCGTTTGAAGCCACTATTGACTGGAATGCAATCATGCCATTTATCAACAATTGGAGCGAGGTTATTCTAAATCACATGGTTTCGGATTCCATGAGAGCCGTTAAAATGGTTAAAAAAGATGAGGCCAGAAGCAAGTATGAGCGTACATATCTTACGGAATTGGAAAATCTAATCCCGTATGGTAGCGATAAGGTCGCATACGAAAAGCGTATCGAAACGATAATAAAGCTGCTACGCCGCAATTCTTCACGCAAGTACTATATTGCGGCTTTTCCGTTTTTCAATGAGAAAAATGCTATCGTGTATAACTTGCTCCATTGCACAAGCAACATCAAAGGATTTAAGCTATATAAGCAATCGGCTTGGCAGACTTTTGGAGGCAAGTCATCAGCTAAAAATACCCACGGCAGTGAAAACCAGCTCATGCTCGACTTCGAGGGGAGAGGCTTTGTATGTACTCCGACAGATGAGTTCTGTTATTATGTTAAAGATATTGTGGAGTATCTGCAGAATCTCTTTGATGGACAGACTGATGTTCCTCTTGATGATTTATGGGCGGTTCTTGATGAGCACCCGATATTCCCATCGGATGGGTTCAGAAACGAAATTAAGAACGAGCTCAAGCTAAACTATAATGCTTCGGTGTCGCGAGGCAAAATAAGCTTTGCTCGTAGGGGTGCAAAATGAAGAAGGTTAAGGGTTACATAGAAAGAAAAACTATGCTCTACAAGACCGGCGTAGAGTACGGTGATTATACGATGAACCACATTCAAGGCTGTGCTCATGGATGTAAATACCCCTGCTACGCTTTTATGATGAAAAAACGATTCGGTCAAGTGAAGTCCTATGAAGAATGGTTAGAACCATATCTCGTTTCAAACACACTCGAACTACTGGATAAAGAAATACCAAAGCTCAAGGATAATATCAAATCGGTTCAATTGTGCTTCTCTACAGACCCGTTTATGCGCGGCTACCCCGAAATAGCCGATATGAGCATTGCTGCCATTCGGAAGCTCAACGCTGCCGGGATCAAGTGCAGCATCCTCACGAAAGGTATCCTTCCAGCAGAGTTGGCGGATCTTTCAAAAGAAAACGAATATGGCATTACGCTTGTTTCGCTCGACGAGAACTACCGATCACGCATGGAGCCGGGTGCTGCCGCATACGCTGACCGGCTTGCTGCGTTGAGAACGCTTCACGAAGCCGGTTGCAGCACGTGGATTAGCATGGAGCCATACCCCACACCTAATCTCGTGGAACAGAAAATTGCTACATTGCTTGAGGCAGTATCTTTTGTCGACAAGATTATTTTCGGTCGGACTAACTACAGCAAAACGGTTACAACCTATCGTGAACACAAGGCATTCTACAACGAACAAGCACAAGCCGTGATTGCATTCTGCAAAGAGCACGGCATTGCGTACCACATCAAGGAAGGTACGATTACAGAATAAAGCGATAACCAGAAAAAAACCTGCCGAAAACACATCGGCAGGCTGTATCTCTCTTGAAGGAAAGGAGTCAAAATATGGGGCAGCTTATAAAACGTTTTCCAGACAGTTCGTTCTTGGAATATGACCGGGGTGGTTTTGACGATTGGTGTGTCTATCTCACCGATGCATCGGGTAATCGAAAGCCTCCACGGGATACCGATTATTTTGTGCAGTTAAAAAACCTTGCCGAGAGATTTGGTACAAATAAAGTCTATAGCGATTATATCAGGGTTTATGACTTGACTGGCAAACAAATCAGTAATGATTGCCTTGATAGCATCAGCCGCTTATCCGAAGAATACGGAACAAGTGCAATTCAGGTAGACACTATTTTTTCAATTCTTTATATGGCAATGATAGCCGAAGAAAGAAAAGCTGGTACACGCCTTGGGAAAAGGATAAAAAGACTTGGAATACACAAGTTGTTGATTGAGGACAGGCCTGTTCATGAAGCAGCAAACTTTATGCGAGGCATGGGCTGGCGAGACATTGCTCACCTTTGTGAGGAACGAGGTTTTTAGGAGGACAGATATGTCAAAACATGAGATAACGATATTCTTATCAAATAGCGGGTCGAGAAATGAGGTTCGGATGCGTGTTGTTAATGCCCTTGCATCCGAAGATCCGGGAACTGGGAGCGGAGAAGATGCATCCAAGTACATTTATTTTGTAGAAACGCTTAGCTCCGGAGATAGGGTTTATCTCCAGCGACCAGCAAACCTTCACAACGGATTTGATTTTCTTGTATGCGTTGAAAACACCAACTATGCTTTACAAGGTCAGCGAAGAAGAAATTTTCCAAAGCATGAAGACTTCGGTATAGATTTGCAAGCAAAGAAGGAAGAAAACATAGAAATGTACTCTCGCCTTTATGGGTTATTAAGGCGAGTGTTTGAGTGTGAAGATGTTTCCGATGATGAGATGGAGACAATTCGTTTCAACACCGGACTGCCAGTAGACCACATTCTCAAGGCAATAAAATGGCTGTTCATCGAACAAGACATTCGTTACTGGAACTATTCTGGCAGAAATATGACATGGGGGTTAGTGCCGCCAGTGGAAACGGAGGAGCAATTGTGAGACTTGAAGAAGCATGTAGGCGATTCAATGAACTTGCTGGCATCAGGTTTGGAGATATTTTCTCCCCTGCTGATATGAATATGATTATCATTAATAAGGGGAAAACTGGGCAACTACTTGAGCTGTCTCTTGGAATGCATCTATCAAGCACTAATCTGGATTTTGATGATGGCGAATTAAAAACGAATAAATGCGATGCAAACGGAAACCCCAGAGAGACTGTTTTCATTACACAGATAAGCAGTGTTATTGACGAGCTGATTCAGGGACGGCCCTTTGAGCAAACTCATCTTTTTGAGAAGATAAGCAACATCCTCTATGTACCGGTTTGTAAAGATGGTAAACCAGAAGAGTGGATGTTTTTGCCCAGCATCCACATTGATTTATCACTTCGTAAGTTCGCCCCGTTAAGGGAAATTTGGCGTGATGACTATTACTCAATCTGTGAACAACTCAGATATCATATTGAGAATAGCCCCGATGGTTTTATACATACATCGAACGGAACGCACATCCAGGTCCGTAGTAAAGATGCTCGTGACGCCAGTGGTAGCTACCATCCGATTTATTCACAGGTGTATGGAAGGTATGTGTCTAATAAAAACCACGCTTTCTATTTCCAGAAGCAATTTGTCTATGACATTCGTCGGTTGGACAGGCAATGGTAAGGGGTAGGCCCAGAAACACAAAGTTCAAAAATATATTCCAAAATGGGCTTGATAAATAAAAAAAGGTATGGCATCTATACTATGACCCAATTTGGAATCAGGAGGAAACCATGATGAAATTCAAAATAGGACCGTTTGTGAAATGGGCTGGTGGGAAGAAGCAGTTACTTGATAGATTGGAAGCACGTATGCCAGCAGCTTACGAAAGTTACTACGAGCCGTTCATAGGCGGCGGGGCACTATTGCTTGACCTGCAGCCTCAAAGAGCGGTCATTAATGACACGAACGAGCAGCTTTTAAATATATATAGGCAGCTCAAGATTGATGCAGAAGCTGTCATTGCTGCGGTCAACGAACTTGATGCTCAGCCATGCGACAAGGAACGGTACATTGCAACTCGTAAAGTCTATAATGCAAAAATTCAAGCCCACGAATTGGACCCCGAATGCGCTGCGCTCATGATTTGGATAAACAAGCACTGCTTTAATGGCTTGTATCGTGTCAACGCCAAGGGTTTGTTCAATGTGCCATATAACAACAAAATAGGTGGAGTTTCAATCGATGCAGAGAACCTTAGAAACATCGGGTTTTACTTAAGAACTAATGAAGTAGAAATCCGTCAGGGCGATTTTGAAATTGCATGCTTTGATGCCCAGCCCGGTGATTTCGTATATTTTGATTCTCCTTATGTGCCGATTGATACAACAGCAAATTTTACAGACTACACAAAGGAAGGCTTTTCGTTAGAAGACCACCAGCGGTTGGCGGCTCTTTACACGAGATTGTCAGAACAAGGAGTCAAAGTGATGTTGAGCAATCACGATGTGCCTCTTGTTCATGAATTATATAGCGGATTTTCAATTGAGCATCTTGATGTAAGAAGATCCATTAACAGAGATGCATCAAAACGCTCTGGTAAAGAAGTAATAATCACAAACTATTGAGGGGATGTGACGTATGAAAGAACTGATTAAAGGCCGAGTCTCCCCATATTATTGTACAGAAACCGAGATGCTCTTCTTGGGCGATACTTTTTCAGTTCTCAAAAAGTTGGCCCCATCATCGGTAGATATGGTCTTTGCTGACCCGCCATACTTTTTAAGCAATGATGGAATCACATGCCATGCAGGACGAATGGTTTCTGTCAACAAAGGAGACTGGGACAAGATTTCCTCTGTATCTGAGAAACACGCTTTCAATAGAAAGTGGATTCGTCTCTGCAGAGATGTCCTTTCTCCAAATGGTACAATATGGATAAGCGGCACACTGCACAACATCTACAGTATCGGTATGGCGTTAGAGCAGGAAGGCTTTAAAATCATTAATAACATTACTTGGCAAAAGACAAATCCTCCGCCGAACCTCGCATGCAGGTGTTTTACTCACAGTACTGAGACTATACTGTGGGCTCAGAAGGACGAAAAAAAGTCAAAGCACTTATTCAACTACCAACTGATGAAGCAGCAAAACAGTGGAAAACAAATGAAGGATGTGTGGACCGGGCCGCTAACCCCGCAGAAGGAAAAAGCGTTTGGGAAGCATCCTACTCAAAAACCAATTTATCTTCTTGAAAGGATAATTGAAGCATCTACTAATTTCGGTGCTATTGTTTTAGACCCGTTTTGCGGCAGTTCCACTACTGGTGTTGCAGCGAATATGCTGGGAAGAAAATACATTGGTATTGATAACGTTGAGGAGTATATTGCACTCTCGGTAAGAAGACTACAGCAGGAGGATCTGCATGAGGAATTTTAATGAGTGGCTTGGGAAAATGAGACCGAGCATAAACAACTACAACTATTATGTTGACTTTGAAAAGGTATATGCGAATGTTGAAGACATTAGAATCGAACTAAATATTATGAACTCTCTCATTGGAGCAAAAAACATTGAATCAGATTTCACTGCTCTAATTAATAGGTATCCGGAAATACTAAAGTGTATCCCGACACTGTTGGCTGTTCGCCAGAGCGAAATATACGCGCAGGATTCGGATGGCACATTCCTTTTTGACTTCATCAAAATGAATTATTCTGTTGAGCAGTATATGGAGTTCATGAGAAAAACCGGTCTTTTAGATCTGATTACAAATCACCTTGTCAATAATCTTGTTGATTATGTCCTCGGAATTGAAACCGGCCTTGATAGCAACGGCAGAAAAAATCGTGGTGGTCATCAAATGGAAGACCTTGTTGAGGGGTTTATCAGGCAGACCGGCGTAGAGCACTACAAAGAAATGTACATAACTGACATAGAGAAAAAGTGGAGCGTTGACCTCTCTGCGATTTCCGCCGAAGGTACCTCTACTAAAAGATGGGACTTCGTTGTTAAGACAGACAAAACCATCTATGTCATAGAAACGAATTTTTATGGCGGTGGAGGGTCAAAACTTAACGAAACCGCCAGAAGCTATAAAATGATAGCAGAAGAAGCACGAGATGTGGTCGGTGTTGAGTTTGTATGGGTAACAGATGGCGGCGGTTGGCGCAGTGCAAGAAGAAACCTTGAAGAAACTTTCAACACCATGCAACATCTTTATAACATTAATGATATGGAAAATGGGGTCTTTTTGTCGTTGTTCTCTTAATAGCAATGAAATGTTGGAGTTGAGGAGGATTCATATGCCACGGAGTAAGACATTAAAACTGTTCTTAATGGATGGAGAACCAAGCGGGAGGATAAAGTGCTCTCTCGCCAATTGGACCGGCATTGCATATAAAATTTCCCGGACTTCTCTCGACAAGTGCAAGGACATGGACATATTAAAACAGAGCGGTGTTTATTTTCTCTTTGGCACGGATAAAGATGATAATGCTGTAGTCTACATAGGACAAGCTGGTATTAGGAAAAACGGTAAGGGATTATTGTTGCGGGTCCAAGAGGAACACCCATCTATTGACTACTGGACTGAAACAATAATGTTTACGACCTCAAACAATTCTTTTGGCCCAACGGAAATAAGCTATCTTGAGAATCGTTTTTGCAATTTAGCGATTCAGGCGAATCGTTATACTGTTAAGAATGGCAATGACCCTAATCCAGGAAACATTACAGAGGAAACCGAGAGTGAGCTTGAGGAGTTCATAGACTATGCGAAAATTGTCATGGGAGCTCTTGGCCATAAGATTTTTGAACCGTTCATTTCATCTGGCCCAGAAAGCGAATCTGAACCTTTACTCTATTTTGAATATAGTGGTTCAAAAGCCACTGGAAAAAGAACAAGCGATGGATTTGTCGTTTTTAAAGGAAGCACACTCAAGCCACAGATTACTAAGGCTTGTCCGAAAAGAGCAATTAAAGACCGAAACAAATATGCTGAGTTAATCGATGAAGCCCACACGCTCACAGCCGACGTTTTGCTTTCAAGCCCATCTGCTGGGGCCAGTTTTATCGGAGGGGCATCATTAAGCGGAAACTTTAAATGGAAAGATGAAAATGGAGTTAGCCTTGGTGAGCTTGAGAAGATGAACAAGTAAAATACTGCGCTATTCGCAAATTCGAGGGTGAAAAATGATTATTCTTGTCGATATGGATGACACAATTGAACATCTTCTAAAAGCGTGGGTAAGTGGTGTTAATGAAAAATATGGTTTTTGCGTGTCCTGTGATGAGATTGTATCTTGGGATGTGTCTGCTGCATTTCCGGGCTTAACGCATGAACAGGTATATGACATTCCGATGAAGCCCGGATTTTGGAAAACCGTCGAGCCTGTTGAAAATTCTCAAGAAGCATTGAGCCGATTAATTGCCGCAGGCCATGAGGTTTATATTGTTACAGCTACACCATACGAATCCATTTTTGAAAAGATGAATGAGGTTTTATTCAGATACTTTCCATTCTTGTCTTGGGACCAAGTTATTGTAACAAGCCGAAAGCAAATGATAAAAGGCGATGTCCTCATTGATGACGGAATTCATAATCTTGAAGGTGGACAATATAAAAAGGTCTTGATGACAGCCCCGCACAATATTCATTTTGATGCCGATGCGCATGGAATGATCCGTGTCCAAAACTGGATAGAAATAGAGCAAGTCATCGAGCAGCTTAATACACAGGACTGAACCTTTTAATTTTGCCACACAATTTAATTATTCCTCCGCTGCCTTTTTTGCAGGGTAAGTTGCCACCCGGCCGAAACGGCAGCGCCGACAATTCCATAAAGTAAAACAGGGTTTCTGAAGTCAGCAATTGACCACGGAAGCCCTGATTTTGCGCCCTTTTCAGCCATTTTCCGGCTGGGGAGGGCTTTTTCTATTGTATCAAAATCTGCATTTACATAGACTCACTCTGCAGTAGTGGGGATTTTCTGCTCGAAATCTCGACATTCCCGTTTGCCGAGTGCACACCCTATGAACACCCCCA